TCCAGTGACGCCAGTAGCTCCAGTAACTCCGGTTGGGCCTGTGGGTCCAGTTGGCCCTGTTGCTCCGGTTTGACCTGCTAGATTAAAGTACTCCGTAAAAGTTCCATCGCTAAGACCAAAACGAACATGAGCAGTTAATCCGGGGTCAGCTTCGGCTCCAGTTATCGAAGTTCCTGTCGCACCAGAAGGGCCAGTTACCCCCGTAGGTCCAGTGACTCCAGTGGGTCCAGTTATTCCAGAGCCTGTTGCTCCAGTCGGTCCAGTGGGTCCAGTAGGCCCAGCGGGGCCAGTTCCTCCAGTCGGACCAGTGGGTCCAGCATCACCCGCTGCCCCTGTTGGGCCTTCTGCTGCTGGAGCTATGCTGATGTATATTTCTTCATCGTCAGAAAACGAATCGTCATGATTTAGATAAAAAACAGAAAGCCTTGTATACCCCATCTCGGATATGTTGGTTCCATTTATTTTGAAAACTACAAATTTACTATTATCACTTTTTGAAAATATTTTTATTCTAGTGCCAAGTACATCATCTAAAGTATCAAAATAAGTAGAAAGAGAACTGCCAGCTTGATCTAAAGTATCTATTCTTATTTCCGTTATGCTAGAATATGTAGAATTATTAAAAGCTAATTTTCCATCTCCCGGATCTGTAAGAAGTGTAGTGGAATTAAATTTATAAGTATAGGTATCACCTCCTGCTGGGCCTGTAGTTCCAGTTCCTCCAGTCGGGCCTGTGACTCCTGTAACGCCAGTAGGCCCAGTAACTCCGGTAGGGCCAGTAGGACCAGTGGGTCCAGTCGGACCTGTAACTCCTGTAACTCCTTTGGCTCCACTTGGTCCCGTAGGTCCAGTAGGGCCAGTCACTCCAGACCCCGTTGGCCCAGTGACCCCTGTAGCGCCACTAGGACCAGTGGCTCCGCTTGGTCCAGTTGGTCCTGTATTTCCAGTGGCTCCTGTTACCCCGCTTGGTCCAGTTGGACCAGTCGGTCCTGTTACGCCAGAACCCGTTGGCCCAGTGGGTCCGGTAGCTCCTGTAACTCCAGTGGCTCCTGAAGGGCCAGTAGGCCCAGCGGGGCCAACTCCACCACGCCTACCTTGAAAAACAACATCTATGTTTGCTTTATCTGGAGCTTCAATTGAAGAAGTAGAGCTTTTAGAAGTGACTTCAACAGTAGAAGAACCGCCAACTTCCACACTTGAAGTTGATCCTCCTGAAATAGTTACTTCTACATCAGCCATTTTACGATAATGAGATTGTGACTTCAGGTATTACATTTATATAACCTTTAGACACTTTCTGAACGTTCCAATCACCAGAAGCGGCTGGAACAGTTTCATACTTCTCAATATCGTATACACCTTGAACAATTGGAAGTCCTGAAGTGCCAGAGGGTCTTATATAAACATCAATAAAACCACTAGCCCCCAATGTAGGGTCGCTAGAGTTTCCAGATACTACTTTAGGTTCAAGATTTAAGAGGACACTTCCAGTACCGTACCTAAACTTTGCTACGCCACGAGCAGAAAAACCACTTAAATTTATAGGATCTCCATCATCGTCCTTAACCTTAAACCTTAAATCAAGCGTAGAGCCTTGATTTATATCAATGTTGTAAGTGGTCGCCATACTAATAAGTATTACACGGCGAAAAACTTAAAAATATGGTAAATTATCTACCTTCTTCTAAAATTTTTCTTACATGGTCTGGAATGTCACCATTATTGGCGGCAGGAGCATCATTCATGGGTTTTTGATATTGATTAAAATGCCTTTTAAATTCGTAAACCAATCTCTCCTCAAGACGGGTTCTGTCTCCTGCTGGCAAAATACCTAAATTAGACGCATGAGCCTCAATGTCGGTTCTATTCATTTCATCTAACTGTCTTTTATACTCTTCTTCATTAGTTGTAGAGTATTTGCCGATTCCATCATCACCCCAAATTTGGTCTAGCGTAGAAGGCTGAAATTTTTCCTCTTTCCCATGAGACTGATCCAATTCAGTAATCTTGGGTTTTCTTGGCCTTTTTGCTGCTTTGGCTGTTTTTTTGTTAGGTTTATTTTTCATGTCATCAAAATATTTAACGTCCATCGATTTCAACTATAGCTTAAAAAACTAAAAAACCCAAGGGGAAAATCCCCTTGGGCTTGAATTGGTTAATTAAGATTAACCAAGAATTAGACCGCAAACTGCGCGACCATCGAGGCAGAGGCGACCCTCTTCGAGAGAGCCATAGAAGCCAGCCTTGTCGGAACGAGCAGCATACCACTGATCATCAGGAACGGCGGTGAAAGTACCACCAGTGTCAGCGTCACGGGCTACGGGGCGTACAAACGCCTCACGGCCCAAGTCAACACCAACAAGAATTTGATGACTCGCGGTTGCGAAGTTAGAGATGCTGTTAGTAGATCCGTCGATTTGCGTGGCAGCAGTGCCAACGGCATCGAAGAATGTCTCAAACAACGCATTGTAACGTTGGCTCTTGCCAAGCTCAACCAACTCGTGGATGGCTACGCCGTAAATGCTCTCCATGCCAGCGGCATTGTAGATAGCCATACGAGCGTCATCCGGTAAGCTCTGAGCGTTAGCAGCAGTAGCTGCACTGTCAGTACGAATAGCGTTGTAAGCGAACTTACGAATCTGACCCTTAACTTCAGGAGACACGAACAAGTCGGTCATACCTTTAGCATTGTAGTCAGCGGGAGTACCACCAGCCCAAGAAGTGTTAACTCTTCTCATTCTGGTCATCAAGTCATTCAAGTCTTGAAGAACAAACTCGGCGGAAGCGCCAGTGTTGTTCGAAGTCAATACGTGACGAAGAGCACCAGAAGTGCTGGCAGCGTCAGAACGACCTTCCTTGGTTGCAGCTTCGGCAACAGCCTTCATAACTACAGACCAAGCATTTCTTTCTTGCTTGATGAGAACCTCTTGAGCCATGCGCTCAACAGCTTTGCTAACTACGTCAAGACGAGCCTTACGAGCGTACTTCTTGTGAAGATGAACGGCGCTATCTAAACGATAGGTCATTACCTTCATTTCTTGTACGGGAACGTGAGCGTCTGAGCTAGGTAAGCCACCAGCCATGTTCTGAGACCACACACTGACATGTCCTTTATCAGTGTTGTAATAAAGGTCGAGAGGGTAACTAGGGTTATCGTCCTGATCGAATTCAGAATCAGTGTAAAGTGCGGCGGAAGTACCAGCCTCATTTACAACCTTCTGAACGACAGGGCCAATAAAAGCAGCGAAAGCTTCGCTGGCCTCACGAGACACATTTAAGTCTCTCGAACCCAAAGCCTTTACCAACTCCACCTGTTCGGGGGTATTTTTAAGCTTCAATTTCATATAATAATCCTTTTATAAATAAATGATTAAAGGTTTACAGCGAAAGCTTGATGAGAGCGTAACCATCGGTGTCACTCGAACCAAGAACAGTGCCAACTTGGAAGCCAGCGCTGTCGTCGTTATATTGAACGATTTCACCACTATCTCCAGCGTAAAGCTTAGTTCCGGGAGTGACAGCGCCAATCGAGTCGCCCGAATACAAAAGGATACCCTTCGTAAGTACGGGAACTGTTTGACCGCTGATAGCAACTTCCATTTCGGCTGCTTTTCTGGGGTTGAACTTCAGTAGCTCACCGTTCTCATCGACTTCAGCAACGTCATGGAGAGTTACTCCAAGTGCTACATTACCAGAACTAGTCTGACAAATCTTAGCAGTAGTGCCATATCTTTGAGAAACAGTGCCGTTGTAAGAAGCACCGGGATTGCCCAACATTTCTGTTGGTTCATCGGTGTTCTTCCAACCATCGCCCTGAACCTTTACAAGTGTTCCTTTCGGAATATTGTCGCCAGCACTGACGCCAATCGCTCCGCTATAAGCGTAGAGATTGACCACATCGTGCTCATCGTATACTCTAAATGGTTTTAAGTTAATAGCCATATTTTTTTACTCCTTAATAATTAATATAATAAATTAAGTGTTTATTTGATCCAATTTTCTACCGAGAAAGCATTCTTGTATTTATCATACGTAGTTTGCTCTTCAGTGTCCGAAGATACAGGAATTTCAGAAGCTTCGGCCTCAGAATTGTCTACTGCTTCTTCTACAACATCTGTAGAAGCAACAGGTTCTTCTTCAGTTTCAACCTCTTCTGAAGCTTTGGCTTCCTGTATCACCTCGGCTTCTACTGTTTCTAAACTTTCTCTATTTTTAGTGCTCAAAAGAACACCCATTTTTTTAGAGTAAGTTTCGAAATTGTCATCGTCCATATCTTTAATGTCGAAAGCGATAATTTCGCGGTCTCCATCTTCAAGGACGTACTCTTTATCGAAGTAGGTCATGCGAGCAACGAAACGCTCTTCGGCTTCCTTTGCTGCGACCTCTTCTTTGATTTTTTCAAGTTCAGCTTGAACAGACTCAAAGGTTTTTTGAGTATCCTCAGAATTTTTCTGAAGATTCTCAATCTGCTCTTGAGCGGCTTTCAAGTTGTTCTCTACTTCCGTTTTTTGGGCGACGTATTCCTCGGAAGCCTTCTGCAACTCATCCTCAATGAAATCAGAGATGGATGAGGCAGAAAGCTCTTTAAGATTCTCGTCGTTAATATCTTTTAAGCTTTCAATTTTCATGATAACTCTCTTTTTATTCTTTACATTAATTTCCTCTGATTGTGAAATAATATTTACTGTTTTTTCTGTTTTTTCCTCTGAGATCTCCTTTTCAGAAACAGTCGCTTCAGAGTTGGATTCAGGATCTTTAGAGGATTTTGGAGACACAATGACACCTTTAACGTCAGCAGCAGGGGTTTCGGTAAGTCCAATTCCCAATGGGACAACTTGACCAACTACCTTCCTATATATGCTCCTTCCATCTTGGGTTTCGCCTGTGCCACCAAAAGCTTTTAAATTCGGTTTTAAAGATTCGATTTCTGCTTGATCAGAAATAATAGTTGAAGATTCAAGATTTTTATCGCCGCCTTCGGTTAATACTAAGTTATATTGACTAAATCCAAGTTCCCAACTCGCGCTGATAGACATGTATTTATCACTAGTTGGATCATTAGACTCTTCAATTACGTCGGCTAATTGATTATTGACGACTTTCCATACTACACCGCCTAAAGTAATATTAAAAGGAGATAAAGACTCTTTTGATAAAGATTCGTTATTTAAAACTTGGTCTGTCCCAAATTCACTAAAACCAGCAGAAAGAATAACTCCAATGACTTTCTGCCTATTATGCTCAATGTTTATGGGCTTATTAATGAAAGATTTAAAAATATCAAGGGCTGTTTCGGTATCAATAACATCACCGTTTCTATTGACCCTATTAGCTACACAGGCATTAAAAGCTATAGGAAGTAGGTCTATTTCTTTTTCAGTGTCGATTCCCGGAACGAAACTTTCGATATCTAACTGACTAGCCAAAGATAGATATTTATCTTTATCCTCAGAAACCATCGGTTTTATAACCGAACTAAATATTGTAGTATATTCAAAGTTCTTTTTCATTATAAAATATTCCTTAAATGACTATAATCCTCTGGTTTATGTTGTAAAAATAAATCAGACAGGTCGAAATCAGTTTCTAGTCCATATTCTTTACACTCTGTTGAGGCATTTGAAAAATCTTTTACCTTAAAATTGAAATCTATCTGTTTGCAATCATTATCTAAAAAACGATTTATGTAAGCTACGCACCAATGATTTATATTATTAGAATTTTGAAATTCAAATTCTGAAGCCGCTAGACAAAAGGCATCCTTGAATCTTGCAACTGGAATGCGCTTTTGATTTTCTTTATTGTAAGTTTTCATCTTTGACTCTAAGAAGGATAAAACCCTCAAAGAGTAAGATATAGCTTGCGATTGAGTTGCTATTTTACAAGTTGATTTAGCTTCCGTAGAAGCAGAAGGCGCATCATTTTCTTCGTTAGTCTCTTCTTGCTCGGCTTGCTGCTCTTCTTTTACTTCTTCAGGTGCTTCAGCGCTAGTCTCAGGCTCTATATCTACCTTACGATTGACCTTTTCCCAAAGATCTTTGTAGTCAGAGTTAGCCTGATTTTTTTTCATAATAATATCTAATTTTATATTACACTAAAATTAAATAAAAACAATCAATTTTAAATAAAAAAGCCCCCGTAATTAAACGAGGGCTTAAAGAAGGTGATTTAATTTAGTTTTACTTCTTCTTTTCTTCGGTAGCTGCTACCCCAGCCTGAACAAAAGGAAGGGTAACGCTCACCCCCTCTCCATTGGCTGATGCGGAAAGGTATCCATCATCGTTAGCCTTTGGTCCAAGGGTAACAGTGCTTGAGCAGCCAACGCCAAAAAAGGCGACTGCTGCAATTAACAATAGTGTCGGTTTATTTTTCATATGATTAAATAAGCTAACTTAGCTCGCGGTCAACGTAACAAACGTATAAAATGAAATCAAGAAAAAAACTAAAGAGTTTTTCTTTTGCGTGAAGTCTTCTTCTTAGCGGTCTTTTTAACAGCTTTTTTGGCTGCTTTTTTGGGCACAGATTTCTTCGCCGCCTTTTTAGGGGCTGCTTTTTTCACTGTCTTTTTAGGGGCAGCTTTCTTTTTAGGCCTAATTTTTTTAGCAGGTTTTTTGGCAAATGGGTTACGCTCTTCATTTTTAAGCCTCATTTGCTTTAGAATGTCATAGGTTATGTAAGCTATAATTATAATCAGCAAAGCTAAAAAGTAATACAGGAATAACTCTGTCCAATTAATCTTCATGTTTTTATCTTGTTGCTGCTTGAGTAGCTTTTTAGACTCTTCTTCTTTTTTTTCTACAGAATCTTTTTTAGATTGATCTTCTGGATCTTCTTCAAAATCTGGAGCAGGAACCAAATTAATTAAGTCATCAACCTTATCTTTGTTTTCTATAGATGGCAAGAGTGGAATCTTGGCCTTAGAAAAGTCTAATTGTGATAATTCCAGATTAGCTTTCTCCAACTCTAATTTAAAATTATCAGTTTTTGGTTCTGCAATTTTTATATCGGGTAAATCTGGTTTAGACTTATGGGCCGGAATTTTTATCTTATCGTAAGGCTGGGGCAACGCTTCTTCCCAAGATGTGACGTTGTCTTTTTCTGGTGCAATGTTACCATTAGATATATTTTCGGTAGATTTAATTTCAGGCTTTTTAGGGCTAGGATTACCTTTTGGTATCAAAGCGCCGCCTTTTTTTATTTCTTCAATTGTTTTAGGCTTAATTATTTTACCAGCAGAGTCTTCCCCTACCCTAACGCCGCCAGTCTTACAACCGATTAGGAAAAATACAAAAGTGCAAATAAATAAAATGTTAGGCTTCAAGACCCCTCCTACTTTCTTCTTCTATTTTTTTTAATACTTCTAAGAGTTTTTCATATGACTTATAAAGTTTTGTTGCTTCATAAGTTATAATGGTATTAACCGCTTCTAAATGTTTTTTCTCCTCTTTCAACAAAGAGTTAGCCTGATAGCTTAAAATGTTGATAAAAATAGAGATAGCTAAAGAAAAAGATAAAACCATCTTTATCGTAAAGTCTCTCATATTTTTTTTAGATTGATCTGTCATCAGGTAGATCCTTTCGCTGCCGCATTACCAAAGTAGAAGCCAACTATCGCACTTAAAGTTTGCCTTACTTCTGGAATCATTAAGTATCCATCTAACTCAACAAAAGTTATTTCTTTGCCTCCACCGAACAAGCCAAAGAACCAAGTAGGGTTTTCAGTCTCTACCTCTACTATGGTAGAATATCCAAGTATAGATAAAATAAACGGCGCTGCTATAACGCCAAATAATATAGAACAAACAATCAATCTCCTCACCCATTTACCTACATCAATGGGCACTCTCTTAGCGGCTCTATCAGCACTATCATCTTGAGCCTCCTTCATCTTAAGGGCGTTTTGGAACATCTCATGACGCTCTTTAGCTCTTTCAGCCATATAACGAAATATAAAGCCTACGATGCTTCCCCCAATCATGGTTATTAATTCCATAGACAACATTCTATATAAAATTACACTAAAAAAGCCGCACAGTGAAAACTGTACGGCCTTGGAGAAACAAAGCAGAGTCCTACTTTATCGAAATATCTCCTAATTTTGCCAGTTCTTGCAGCTTATCTTTCGGACGACCTAATCCGCCAATAGAAGTATAAACAATTAAATTAGGCTTATCGCCAATATAAATACCTCTATGAACTACATTTCCGGGCCTGAGCATTCTGCAAAGCTGATCAAACGCTTGATCTAAGGCGGATTGCGGAATATTATCCAATTGCTCTTTACCACCCACAACAACGGCCCCAGCATGACTGCCAGAAGACAAATCAATTCCTCCAGATAAGAGTCCACTCTTGAAGTTATCTCTTACTGCTCTTGAAATGCTAACTGGGTCTTGCCATTCTTTTACGGGCGCTGCTCCAAACACCATTAAACCGGAGTCTAGGATAGTTTTGTAGTCGTTTGCGTCAAATGAAGTAAACGAACTATCCCTCGCAGCGGTAAGATTAAACAAGTGAAAGAGACCAGCCATACTTGCATTGGCAGTTTGCCAAAAATTGGATACAACTAAGTTAGGGTAAACCTTCCCAATTCTTTCATTATCGATTACAACTAAAGGAGAAACTTTGCCTTCCTCAACTAAGTTGTAAACTTCGTTTAAGCACTTGTGTGCATTAGCGTTAACTTTTTTTCCTTCGGAGGCTTTAGGAAGAGCTAAGATAACACCAACTTTATCAGTTGGAGCTTTTATTGTTTCTTGAAGCTCTCTTGCTGCGTCAACCAAACTTGTGACAGTACCAGATCCAGTTCCGCCGCCAGCACCAGCACAAACAAAGATTCTATCAAGGGTTTCGCCAAACGAATACCTCATAAAATCTACAACGTCTTCTTTTTTACCAGCGAAAACTTTTTTGGCAAATGATGGATCTTTACCTGCGCCACCTTCACCAATGCAAAGTTTGTGAGGCACTTTCTTGATGGTGTTTAAGTCTTGCTGCGCTGTATTTAGTACAGCTACTTTTCTGTAACCAAAATCATAAAAAGTTTCAGCTATCCTTGAACCACCTTGCCCAGCGCCAATAAACGCGAACTTAAAAGCAGTCTCAACTTCGTCCTTGATTTCTTTTTCGGCAACCTGCTCCTCTTCTGGTTCTGGAATGGGAATATCAGGCATAGAAATATCAAAGCCGCCGGGATTCATATATTCACTAGCGGTTTGGCCCACTGGATTTTCTTGATTTTCTTCACTCATAATATTTTCTTAAATTACACATTTAAAAGTTAAAACCTGAGAAAGCAGTGCCCGTTTCAGTGATTTTACCACTAATGAACAATCCTTTGCCAGATACGTTATCCGCAACGTCAGTCACGAAACTCATGCCCAAAAAAGCCCTATCATTAACTTGGTTTGAGAAATCGATTGAGTCAACATTAGATTGAACCAAATCGTACTGCAATACTGTATATGGCTCAGTTTCTCCAGAGCAAGCGACTTGCCTATTTCTAGCTTTTATAGTTACGTCGTATTTATGATCTTTATTAAATATGTTTCTTAATTCACCTGTTTTAGATGTGGAAACTAAAGCCGATATTGTAGAATTTACTATTATCGGATAGCGCACAGGTCGATCAATTGGAATAGCGTACCCCAAGCCTATGTACTCTCGCCTTTCGAAAGATACATCGAATGTCGCTTCCTGAAGATGAAATGTTCCGAAGTCAAATCCTATATCTTCTACATCTTTTTGATTATCTCCATATCCAGTAGCTTTTATCTCCATTATTAGGTCAGAGCATAAAAGAGGTGTGCTTGGATTTTCTTGGTTTTCAAATAATCCGATTTTGCTTTTGCCATGAACCTCATCTTCCATTACTGGAATCTTGAATATGTTTTGATTTACATTTGTATATCCAGTGGGTTCTATGGCGGGTATATTTCCAGATCCGCTAGTGTGATAACTAACATTGTCGGCTGTATAAGAAATTGAACTTCTTATCAAATCATTTACAGCAAGCGTGGTTGAGTAAGAGTTTAAGTAGCAGTCTCCAAAAGCTAAAACTGAATACTCTTCTAAATCTGATTCTTTACCGCTTACTAAATCTATACCTTTTTTACCGTTAACAAAAAATAAATTTCTTTTGTCTCTCTTTTTATAAGGCCAATTAGATTCGGAATACGCAGCGGATTCTCCCGTCGAGGTAAAACCTTCAAATACAAAAACGCCCGTATTATAATCATAATAAGGTGAACCTTCGGAGCCCGTTTGGAAATTAGGGTTAAAACCCATCCTTACCTCGTTCCTTAAATCATATACATAGTAATCAAAATTTAACTCGACACTTGGCGGAGTTATTTGAACAAAGTCTACAAGCTCTCTTCTTCCTAGCTCTGAAACTTGCTCTCTGTTCGAGGATATAGAATAGCTAAAAGACTGAAGACCATTTAATTGTTTCAGCGCGTTTGTCTGTGAAGAATCGCCCGTTAAATAACCATCACTATTAATAAAGTGATATCCGGACGATGGCGCTGGGCCAACATACAGTCCTTGCTCGTTAGACTTGATTGTATATTTAGGCATCCTTTACCTCTACCTCACTAGCATAAAGAATACTTGCAAGGTAAGAGTCAACTTGATGCTCACAAGCTATGTCGTGAATTCTATTGACTGCTTGAGGATTAGTATCTACAGGAGACTTTAGATACTTCCTAATGACACCTACCTTATTCCAATTTTCAGACTTTTCATTAGCGATAATGATTTCGCAGATTTCCTCTGCCACCTCATTTTGTTTCTCGTCTAGCTTTTCGATCTTGTGAAGTTTCTTAACTTGATCTTTCACTTTCTCTACAAGTCTAGAAGCAAGAACCATATTATCTTTTATATTTTTCAGGCTGTAATTTGCGCGAGATTGTCTTTCTCCAATTTTACCCTGTTGCCTATTTGGCTGCTCAGTGCTTATGTCTGGAGGTCTGCCATTCTTATCTTCACCTTTGGAAGCTCCAGCGCCTTTGCCTCCAATTAGAGGCTCGTAATAACCTTTATTCCTTAACTCTTTGAATTTTTTCTGAGACTCTAAGGAGGATTCATTATCGGGCAATTTATTATTTTGGATAGCCTCAAACCCCTCTTCTGGAGTCAGAATACCAAGCTCCATGAGTCTGCTATAGATTCTGTGAGTATTATAATTATTCTTTAACGGGATGTCTTCGAATACTGGATTTGGGTAAGACTTAAACCCTAAAGATTTAGAAATCCTTTTGACTTCAGGCTTCAGGAACTTATTAACAAAAGCCTCACGAGCTTGTTTTAATCTAGCCATGAAGACCTCCACCTTTGTTTGTTGATTGGCGAATTTTTCACCACCCACTAAAACATTGTTAAGACCCTCGTTTATGTCTCTGTCTATTACTTCGTACTTTCTAGGATCTAAAAGACTAGCAATATCAGGAATTACAAATTTTGCATCAGTAGTATAGTCAGAAATAAGAACCCTGCCTACAGATTCATTCTCGAAAAGCTTTTGCATAGCTTCCAAGTTCTTTTGATTTACTCCGCCTTTTTCAGGCTCTGCACCCATCGTAACTAATAAAATAGCTTGATGTGTAGTTCTGGATATAGCCATATCCATCTTACGCATCTCAGCCTTTGCGTTTATAGATTCTAAAACCGGGAAGCCCATCGGAACCGCTAGTGGTTCGTAGTCTTGCTTCTTGTAAAAAACGGCTGATGTTTTTTCTGGATTAAGTTCTATTTGGACATGATTATTTTTCTTGTCTAAAACCTCTTTGCGCTTGTCTGCTGGAAGAGCTCTTAAAACCTCCTCATCTTCCGCTGTCTTTGGATGCCTTAATCTTTCAAGCTCGTAGTCGCTTAAGTTCTTGTAAAATTTAGCTTTTGCGAAAGATATATTTCCCCCTGCTTGAATATCTGCTGGGTTTAAAATAATGTATCGAGACGGTAAGATTACGCTCCCATCTTCAGCCAGCGAAGTGGCAAATCCTTTGTTTAAGCCAAAAGATCTAGCGATTTTAATTACGTCGGCTTTTCTTATTTTATTGTCAAATCTATGTATGAATACATTCCCAGATCTAAAATATTCTCTGAAAAATTTATCTTGTAGATCTTCTATATCAAACTTCTCAAACAGGGCGCTAAAGAAATCTCTAGACTTTTTTGTTCCTCCAGATAAGTAAATGTCCGAGATTGAGAACTCGGTCATTAGGTCAATAACATTCCTAAAAACAGCGAAATTATAATAAGCCTTTTGACATAGTATAACTACGTCTCTAACATTAATATTTCTCGTGCTGCCATAATCGCCAGACTGACTGTACCTAAATGGAGTTAGACCCTCATCTATATTCCTGAACCTGTCAGTTCTCTCTATGTACGAAGAAGCGTTTCTGCGGGTTCTGGTAGTTTTTGCCGCTTTAGAATAGGCAAGGGACTCTTCCATTCCCGCCATTAAAGGCTCCGTATCAGGATTTTCAGGTTTTTTGCGTGGTCTTGGCATGATTTCTATTAGAATTACACATTATTTTATGACAATTGGAGTAAAAGTTGATTGAACTTGTTCTTCTTTTACGGTTTTCGAGTCATAATAACATTTGGTCGCCCAATTAGCGAGCATAAGTGTCGTGTAATTATCCTTTCTCGCCCTGAGAGCAGATGTACTTCTTTTTAAATGTTGGGGCAAGTCAAAAGTTTGATTGCCTTTAGCGGTGGATTTAACTTCAACTAAGGCGCATTGCTTTTTTGTTTGATGTATTAAAGAATCCTGAGTCTCAATAAAATCTAAAATGTTATTTTCGTTAACTAATTTCAAATCTACGCCAGCCGAAGAATACTTGTTGAATGCTGTAGTGTTTGCGACGGTTTTAGAGCCAAACCATATTCTTTTGTGATCTATATTGCTTTGTAGATACTCGTTAGCTTTTCTCAACCACTCGCTTGTAAAGACCTGCTTAAAGCAAATATATCCTGAATCTTGGTTGTGCTCTCTTTTAAATTTGCGTATTTCTTTTTGATAGTCAACTCCCTCCTTATTACTGTCAAAATTCATAAAGTTTATTTTGATGCCGTCTTTCCTAAAATGCTCTGATTCATTTGCGCCGTCTATAAATTGATACCCTGCATTATCAATGCATATTAATTGTATGTTAAAGTTAGACATCAAATGGTAAAGATACTTAATATGATCTTTAAGATTTCCACCCGCCACGGCGTAGCTATGCACTAAAGTGCCAGAACTTGTTTCGTCATCTAGCTCTAAAAGAGACATGGCAAAATAGTCAGAGCTAGGGCTATTTGAAAATGATGGGTCAATCCCTAGAATATACTTCTTGTCTTTGTCTCCAACTATTTTTGTCGTCGGGCTTTCACCATCGGGTATGGTACACAGATGCA